TTGATAGACATACATTAGAACGCAGAATACAGGAAAAATATAAAGTTTCTTTTGGGACATATAAAGCACAAAAAAGAGCAAGAGGCGAAGCCGTATTGAGAGAATTGCAATTAAGAACAGCAATGTCAGGAAATGTAACTATGCAAATATGGCTTGGTAAACAATATCTCGGACAAAAGGACAAAACCGACTACACAACAAAAGGTCAATCATTAAGTACTATTCAGATAAATGTAAGTTCAAAAGAAAATGCAAAAAAATTAAAAGACTTTTTACAAGATGCAAGAAGTTAACTTAACTAAAGTATTTTCGAGTAATTTAGATGCTTACACGGATAAATATGACCTTGTAATTAATCAAGGCAGTACAGGATCATCCAAGACATGGTCAATACTTCAATTATTGTACGTAATTGCAAAAAATTCTCAGGAAAAACTTATCATTTCAGTATGTAGTTATGCACTACCACATTTAAAGATGGGTGCAATAAGGGAATTTGATAATATTCTTTTATCTTTTGGTGAGGAACCTTCTGATATTTGCAATAAGTCAGATTTTATTTACAGTATTAACCATTCAATAATTGAATTTTTTGGAATCGAGGGGAACCTGGCTAAGGTCCATGGACCGAGAAGGGATATTCTTTTTATTAATGAGTGCAATAAAAAGATAACATACGAGATATTTGACCAGCTCCATACCCGCACAAGAATTTGTACTATTCTGGATTATAATCCAACTCAGGAGTTTTGGGTGCATACTGATGTAATTCCAAATTTCAAACATTCCTATATTCATTCAACTTGGAGAAATAATCCCTATTTGAGTGAAGTTGAACGAAACAAAATATTATCAAAATACAATAAAAAAGGATTTGAAAATTGGGTTAAAGTTTACGGAGAGGGAGAAATTGGAATATTAGAAGGACAAATATTCACAAATTGGGAATTTGGCGAATTTGATAATTCACTGCCTTATGGATATGGGCTTGATTTTGGCTACCATCCTGATCCTGATGCCTTAATTAAAGTGGCAATAAACGAAAAGAAAAAAGAAATATACCTAGCTGAGAAAGTTTATAATACCGAACAATCTACATCCGAATTAAAAATATCTGTTTTAAAATCAATAGATCATCATCATAATTTAATTATTGCAGACTCAGCAGAACCAAGAATGATCAATGATTTGCAAAAAAAATCAAACGATTCTGTTATTTCAATGCCATTAAATGTGGTACCAGTTAAGAAAAGCGGTACAGTTGATGAATGGATTAAAATCTTATTAGGTTACAAATTAATAGTAACTGAAGGATCGTTTAATTTGGTAAAAGAATTGAATAACTATTTATGGTCAGATAAAAAGGCAGGTATTCCGATAGATGCATTTAATCACTTAATTGATGCATTCAGATATTATTTTATGTATCAGAAACAAAAGATTAATACAAACGTATGGGTTTAAATATTTTCAAAAACAGGAAAGAGAAGGCTGATGCTCAAAGGAGACAATTAGCTGAACTCGATAGCACGATAAGTCAGAACAATGAATTATATCGGGCGTTATATGAAATGCTTAGTTCTGGAATGCCACTTGACAAGGATTCTCATGTAAAAGATTATGTTAAAGAGGGATACGAAGGAAATCCTGACTTGTTTAGTATCATTATGAAACTTGGCGGTATGTTCGCAAGTGTGCCGTTAAGGTTAAAAGAATTGAAGGCAGGAAAAGAAGAGGATGCGGAAAATGCCGAGATTGAAAAGCTAATGGGGCAGACAAATTACTACCAGACATGGAATGAATTTAAAGTGACCTGGGCAGTGTTCAATTATGTTACCGGAAATAGTATTGTTTACGCTCCCAAGTTAGAAGCGGGAATGAATGCAGGAAAGACAAATACTGACGGGTTATTAATGGTTCCGGCACAAAATATTGATATCATTTCCGGGGGGTGGAGAAAACCGATTGACAAATATGTTCTGGACATAGATCAGTCATATCATTTAAAAGTAGAGGATATATGGCATGAACGCTTTGCACCTACCTTGAAATATGAAGGCGGAGCAAATTTTATGGGAACATCACCTATCAAAGTGGCGAGAAACGTAATCAATTCACAGAATAAAGGGTATGAAGTTACTGCAAAGATGTACGCTTACGGACATCCGCCTGGCATTATTTCAAAGGAAGATAACGAAGGAGGGACAACATCAGCAGAGCAAGAGGCTAATTTCAGGAAAACATATAAGCAGAAATACCAGGGAATAAATAATATGACCGTTCCAATATTCACACTTGGAAAGCTCAAATATACAAAAATCGGGTATGAGAACCTGCGGGAATTACAGATTATTCAGATGTCAGAGCATGGCAGACGTATCTTTTGCAACCTTTTGCAATGTCCTGCTGAATTATTCAATGATACTGCGGCTAAAACCTACAATAATCAATTACTGGCAGAGAAGGCAATTTACACAAATCGTATTATTCCCGACCTTACAAGTTTCTGTGAAGGGTTTACAATGCTACTGAAACCGTACGGAGATTATAAATTAGTTCCAGATTATTCAGAGGTCGAAGCATTGCAGGATGACAGGGAGAAAAAGTCTAAATGGTTGGCAGTTGGTGTTGGTGTTGGCGCATATAGTCCGAATGAGTTCAGGGAAAAGATGGGTGATGAACTAAGCGATGACCCTGCAATGGATGTAAGGCGTATTGGTGCTAATATGATGCCGATTGGTGAGGAGCTTAATACAGTGGATGAGGATGATGCAGCAATTCAGGATTCAGACAAATTTTATAATGACAATGATATGAAATTGGAAATGTAAATAAAACAATATGAAACATCCATTGGCAAGAGTATCAATTAAAAAGGAATGTCGAGAAATTCATGGAGTTGAAAAAGCGTTTGATGAAGCTTGTAAAGAAATGAAACGATATTATTTATTATTTGCTGAATCAAAAGGGTTAAAGAATAGAGTATTTGAACTTGAATTGAAATTAAATTAGAAATGTGATGAAATGGAAATTGTTATTTTGGAAATTATTTCATAGAAGAAAATGGGAAAATATTATAAACTCCCGTTATCAGGCAAGAAAATTTATTCAATCAATTAAAAAACAATACTATAGAAACACTTAAAGTTAAGACTAAGGAAGCAACCTTTACAAAAAAGCAAGTGACAGCTCTATTGCAGAAGCAAATTGCTGAGTGCGCAAGTGCCATTGATGCTGACAATATCAGTCAATACACTGCAAAAAGGAAAATATTAGCGGTTGAACTCGTTGAAATTAAGTAGCTATGGAAACAGCAATAGATAAGCATGGGTGGAAAATCCTTGAATTGCTTGGAATTGATACGAAACTTGCCGTAGAGGCAACTATTCACATCAAAGTTCATGACCTATTAACAGTTGATGTTACTCATTTAGTTAAAGTTGACGGTAATTTTGTGCTAAATGAAGATGAAACTGAGATTGAAAAAGTGTTAAAAAGGTACGAGTTCAAAGAGATCAAGGACTATCCAATTAATCACCCGAAATACAAAGGGAATGAAACCAAGAAAATGGCAGACAATAAACCGTAGGCGTGGTGCTTTTCGTGCCAAGTTAAGGCCGGTATTCATGAGAGCGTTGGATAAGCAAATCAAACCGCTTTATGATGCTATTAAAACTACTGACATTAATCACCTTGAAGTACCCGACCTTGACAATGAGCCTATCCGCAAAGCTTATAAAAGATTGTACCACATTGTAGCTTTAGACAGTGCAATATCGGACAGGAAATTGGTTAAGTCAAATAATAATATTGCCATTTTGAAGGATGAAGACAGAATTATCAATGATCTTATCAGTGCTGAAATAGCTGAATATTTGGCAACGGAAGTAGGAATGACCATTACAGCAATAGGAAATACAAGTTTGGTAATGTTGCAAAACCTACTTAAAGATATTGTTCCGGGAATAATTGAACAGGGTATTGGAATGGGTGCAGCTCAAACAATGTTAAGGGATCAGATAAAATCAGCCTGGCACCGGGCAAGATATTACGGGACTGAAAGGATAGTAAGAACAGAAGTAGGGAGAGCAGCTAATTGGGGCAGCATAACAGGTATGCGGAGTGTTGGGGTGAAGGTGAACAAGCATTGGGTTAGTGCTTATTCAGCAACATCCAGACCGGAGCACATGACTGACCAGACGGTAGATTTAGATGAAAAGTTCAGTATTGGTGGTGAAGATATGGATTATCCTTTAGACCCAAGTGCAAGTGCAGCTCAGACAATTAATTGTAAATGTGTAGTTACATACTCAAATAAGGAAGTTTAAAAAAATTTATTAACTTTGTAAAAAAATAACAGCCATGCCAAAAATAATAAAGTTAAAAACAATATCATTAGAAAAAGAGATTAAAGGCATTGATGAAGCTCAGGGAATAGTTGAAATGTACGTAAATGCTTTTGGAAACGAAGACAGTGACGGTGATATATCCGCAAAGGGTTCATTCAAAAAAACTATTAAGGATAATTTCAAGCGTATTAAACATTTCTGGAATCATTATAGCGACCAGCTTCTTGGATTGCCTTTGAAATTTGTTGAGGATGACTTTGGGTTGTTGGTAACTTCTAAAATGAATCTGGCAAAGCAGTTTGTAAAAGATGTATTTGCAGATTATATTTTATTCTCTCAAAATGACAGAACCCTTGAGCATTCAGTAAGGGTGCAGGATATTAAAAGAGATACAGATAATGACAAAATTGTCCTAGAATGGAAATTATGGGAATATTCGACTTTACCTGGTTGGGGATCAAATGAAAAAACCCCGCTTGTCAACATTAAAAGAATGGATGACCTCGAATTAATGATAAGGGATGGGAATTACAGCGATGAAAAGAGCAGAATGATAGAAAACTTATATGAAGATTTAAAAAACCTTTTAAAGCCGGAAGAAAGAAAAGAAAAATCAGAAAGTGATCTTTTAAAGTTATTTTGTGCCAATTTGAAATTTTAAGATATGCAAACAAAGATATATTATTATAGATATATATACATAGATAGATATTTGCATATATTCTATAAAACTTTAAATATGGGTTCTGGCAGATACCCAAGGTCGTAATTTTATTTATGACAAAACAAAAATCGGATGGTTCTTAAATATAAAAGGCTATCATGAAGTCCCGGCTCTGTTTTCAGGCTAACAACCGGGCAACTCATCAGAATTATATTTTAATGATAGTTGGTAATTTGTTAAGGGAGGCAAATATTTAAGAATAAGTCTATTGTATAATAGATGAGGGAGTAAAGCCTGTGAATAAGAATATATGTAACTATATATATACGTAGAATATTGAATATTATGTTAAAGCCGGAAGCACTTAGTAATAAGCCGCTCGCCACTTTAACGGAAAGAGAACAGATAGAACTATTTAAAAACAGTCTAAAATTTTAAAGACATGACAAAAGATGAAATTACGACTTTGACAGACAGTATCAATGGAAACATTGGTGATCTGAAAAAGTCTATTGATAAAAAAGTCAGTGCCGAAGATTTGGAAGCAAAATTTGGAGAGGTTTGAGAGAAACTTGACAAGTTTGTGGATGACAAAGGTGTTCTAATACTACCCGATTCGTTCGGGAAGCAGCAAGAGCAACTGGATGACATCTCAACTCAGATCAAGCAGATTGGTGAACTCCAGGATTCCAAAGTCAAAGACATTGATGAGCAACTGGACATAGCCTTGAAAGGTATGTTTGCTGATAATGGTGTTTTGAAAAATCGTAAAACAACCAGTAAAGCAGGGGATATTGGACATATGGAACTTAAAGCATCGCCTCTCTTGACAAGTGCTATTACTGATAGTACTAGTGGATTTGAGGGACAAACCGAGCCTGGTGTAGATTCTGCACCCTGGCGATTAACTCCAATATGGAACGCTATTCGTAAAGGAACCATTGGAGCAGGGCGTGATTCAATTAACTGGTGTGAAGAAACTACGAGAGGCGATAAGGCAGCATTTGTCACTGAAGCTACTGGTGCTTCTTCGCAAGATGGATCATTTAAAACATGGACTAAGCAGAGCATGGATATTAAAATGTTGATGGATTTTACCAAAGTATCGGGTACAATGCTGGAAGACTTTGAATATATTAAGTCTGAAATTAATGATTTACTTACTAATGGTATCCCACGTAAAAGAGAATCTGAATTATGGGATGGTGACGGATCGGGTACACACTTGAAAGGGATTGAGGAATACGCTCAGCCATTTGACATACCTACTAATTATGACAAGGTTCCGAATGCTACTGATGCCGATGTACTTATGGCTGCTATTCTTCAAGTAAATAATGGTGCTGGTAATGCCAATAAGAAAGGGTTTAATCCTAACTTAGCCATGGTGAACCCTGGTACGATTACTAATATGCAATCAATTAAAAAGGCTGATGGAACTTATATCATACCTCCGTTTATGGGAGCGAATGGTTTGTCAATCGGTGGGGTTAAGTTAATTCCAAATCTGGACATAGATGCCGGCGAATTTATTGTTGGCGACTTCAATATGGCAAAAGCTTACATGAAGCGGAATATGAGAATTTCTTTCCATTACGAAAATGGAACCGATGTTCTGTCTGACCTTGTTCTTGTTATGGCAAGCATGAGATTAGCAGGGCTGAAAGTTACCGCCTCTCAGGCTTATGCCTTTGTGAGTGGTTCATTTGCAACCGGGAAAGCATTGATTGAAGAAACAGTCGGTTAGTATTAATCTTAAATAAAGAAAGGAAAATAAAATGAAAAAGTTAATTATATTTTTAGGATTAATCCTAATAAGTGCAACTATGATATTTGCACAGACTACAAAGACGTGCGTAAGTAAGGTATTACGCCCTGGAGTAAGTTATTACAAATATACCGGTACTTCATCTGATACATTGGGAGTAGATCGAGATTCTTTGTATTTTGAGGTTTTGACTAACAAAAGCGTTCCCGTTGCTTGTGCTGCAAGAATTGAGATAACAACAGGAACAGCCGATACGCTTGATGTGGACGCTGTGATTTTTAAATTTTATGAACGATAAAACTATTGTCATGAGTAGAAAAGTAGAAGTTACGTTGAAATCTGGCAAAACTATTGAAGTTCTAAGGAGGGAAGTCGAATTGCTTAAAAAAGCAGGACTATTGGCAGGTAAATCAAAGCCAAAAGAAGAAAAGGTTAAGGCTAAAACCAAAGAGGAAAAAGGAACGGGAGTTATTACGAAAGGTAACATAACCAAATAGTTATGCAGACCAGGATTAAAACAGACCTCAGTGAACCTCTGAGTTTAGAAATTATATCACAATTTCTGAAGTATGAGGATAATGCTGTGGCTGAAAATGCTTTAATAAATGCAATGATTAGTTCAGTACGCACCATTCTGGAAAAGCGTACTGGACTTGTCTTTGCTGAAAAAGAGTTTGAAATCCTTTTTGATTATGAAGATGCTCCATATATTATTCCTGTCTATCCTTTTATTTTGATTAGTGAATTGCTTATTATTGACTATACCGGAACTGAAGGTAATGCCCTGGTGCTTAATTCAGGTTATACAAAGGCAGGAATGTATGAGATCGAGCTGACTGTGCCGGGAATGATAAAGAGCAGTAAATTGAAAGCGACCTGCAAAGCAGGATACGGACACAAAGATACAGAAACTTTGCCAGTAGCTTTGATGGATGCAATGAAAACGCAAATATTTCAATGGTATGAAAATAGGGATGATTTTATAGAAGGTAATGTTCTTGGAATTATTGATACAGTTGTGAATTTATTCAGAAGGACTATTGAATGAGAACCACGAAATATGAT